AAACGAGTAGCCCCAAGTAAGTTTGATGACCCAAACCTATGCCTCAAGACATGGGACAGGGCTGTGTCTCATCTGTTTGACTAGGATCCCAACCCTCTGGAGCTGGGTGATACACCAAGTGAAACGCCCCGCACTCTGGGCAACTCAAGTTTGACACGATAAAGTATGCGTCATCATCATCGATGTCGTGGTCGCCGCCCCATATTAGTTCTTCACTACAAAGATAACATCTAGCCATTATCCTACTTCTCCCCAGTTGTCCCCTAATTCCTGATCTACCTTGCTCGGCACCTTGAGTGGCGTGCTGGTTTCCATGATCTCCGTAATTCTCGATGCTTGCTCCTCAGACTCTACATTAAAACAGAGTTCGTCATGTACCGTAAGTAATGGCACAAGACCCTCTTTATGGCACTCAACCATCGCAGTTTTTGTTTGATCGGCTGCCGAACCTTGGATCAATCGGTTCAGAGCCTTGTATGTAAAAGCGCGGCGAATGTTCATGCCGTACTCTTTTTCCGCATCTTCACGCTTCATAGGTTTGTTGTAACCGAATGTCTTAGGCTCCCACATATCAAACCGACATTGTCGCCCTGACATAGTCCTGATTTTACCGTGCGTGCTGGCCTGTTTTGATACCAGGTCGGCCAACCCTTTTACGAAGGGCACTTTTAAGTGGTAGTTTGCAAGCAGTTCTTTAGCGTCATCTTTGCTTATGTCCATTGTATGAGATAGCTTCCCTACGCCCATGCCATACATGATGCCAAGATTCACGGTCTTAGCTTGCTTTCTGTTAATTCCAGCCATGTCAGCTACCATCTGGTGGAAGTCCGCATCGCCCTTGTGATACTCTTCAACCAGTTCATCAACCAATGGATGCCGCATCCTTTCATTAAGGCTGGCACAATAGTGCACCAAGAGCCTTGGCTCTTGACTCGCATAGTCAAAACTCCCCCACTTGCAGTCCTCATCAGGGATGAAGAGGCCACGGATCAACGCTTTAATTTCCGGATCTCGCGCTGGGATCTGCTGAAGATTAGGGTTGCTGGATGAGAAACGCCCTGTCACAGTGCCGCCATCGTCAGAGCGAAGCGGATGAAATTCACAGTGTATACGACCCTTGTGGGAGAACTTTAGGATGTTGTCCACAAACGTGTTGCTTGCCTTATCTAGTTCACGCAAGCGCAGGATCTTTGCCGCAATAGGATGCGGTGAGGCTTGTAGAAAGGCCTTCGTAAACGATGGCTGACCGTTACCTTCTGTCCTATTATAATGAAGATTATAATGATCGAACACTTTGGCTACGCTGGTAGCAACCCATGGCTCGACTTGCAATCCTGTTTCATGTTTGATGTCGGCAACAAGATCTCTCTTTGCATGTATTAGATTTGCCTTGGCTTGTTCAGCACCGTCTATGTTGACCTTCACGCCGCGCTCACGCATGTCCAGCATAACAGGTATCAATGCCGTTTCCATGTCAAAAACCGTCATTAGGCTTTTCTGTTCCAGTTCAACCTTAAATTTGTTCCACAAATTCAGTGTGAGTTCAGCGTCTTTCTCCGCATACTTGCCGACAAACCGTGAGTTCAACCGCCACATCTCACCTTTCGGATCGAAGCCATGGTCAGCCGCCGCCGCACGAAGTGTCTTCTCATCCTTGCGCTCGTTCAAATAATCCCGAGACAAGTTGTTTAGACTGTAACTGAAGCGGTTCTCATCAAGCAGAGGCGCGGCGATCATAGTATCAATAATAGTGCCTTCGATTTTGACTCCGGCCCAACGCAGCCAACCAGCGTCATAAGTGGCGTTGTGCATGATCTTTGGGATATTAGGTGTAGCAAGTTGATCCTTGAGCCAGTTCATGACTCGCTTCAATGGGATGTTGCCGCCGCCCTCGTGAGCGATAGGATAGTACCCAACAAAATCCCCTGCCGCAATCGCAACACCTACGATAAACCCATCGTCTCGGCACCACCCTGGCCCTAGTTCCATAAGGTTTGGATCACTTGTTTCCAAATCAATGGCGATGTAACTTGAGTTACGCAGATCCGGGAACTCTGATGGGGGGAGCCAATCCTCATCGAATGTGTCTATGTCCATACGATGAAGCCAACTTAGTTGGCTACTCTCTTTCCGTGCCATCTATCTCTCCTCCAAGACTCGCATAGCCAGCAATGTCAACCCAAGAGTCCTCGTGTTCTGGTGTATTTATCAACCGAGCAACTTTGAGAAGGATCATACACTGATAAACTTGTGCTACGCTTATTTCCTTTTTCAATATAACAGACCAGAGTTTAGCAATATTTTCATGGTTTTCATAGGCCTCACCGTATGCCGCCGCTCTGTTCCTATTAACCAAATCTTTTGCTGCATTGAGTAATTCATCTCGTTTCATATCTCATACCTATATTTACATTCTGGATCTACAATATGTAGATTGTGTTTCGTTCTCGTAATGCCTGTGTAAAACACACGGTGCTCATCATCTTGTTCAGGGTTCTTGACCGCCGGATAACACGACTCCGTGAACAGCATGATATTGTCATCCTCCCCACCTTTCATGCGGTGGATAGTAGATAGGCTGATCCTTGCTTCCATGTTGCCCCTCCGCTTGATCGCCGCCAGATAGGTGCGTTCTTCTGGGGACATGTTCACGATGTCCTCGGAACTGGTAGACTTTTGCGACAACATACCATGATCACGAACCAGATCCTCATACTTATATATCGCTTGAGGATCCACAGCATCGAGGGTCTTAATCATGCCTCGTTTGACCACGGCTCTTGAACCTTGCTTCGGCACTTGCTTGTACAGTTCCCGTACATCTTCGAGGCTCACGCCCTCTTCCTTTTGTAACCGATCCCAGATCTTCATTGCCTTGAGCAGTTCCTCGTTGAAACTAAGGCGATCATACATCCGAAACAATTGACCATCGTTGCGCAGTTGAGTAGCTACTTTGGCTATTATGTTGTTGGTTCTCCCCATGATTGTCCACGAACCTTGATCCGTGTCCACATCGTGCCAACTCGAATACCACTGGATATCCCCCTCACGATCCATTGGATTCCAGTCCTTGGGCTGGCGATACCCGATCCTCTGAACCACACTGTTGGCTAGATCGAACACCTTCTTCGGCACGCGATAACTTTGATCCAAGATCTTTTTGTTGTCGCAAGCATTCATGAAGTTGCTGACTTCTACGCCATTCCAACGGTGGATACATTGATCGTCATCCCCCGCATAGTAGATACGATCAGCGTGCTGCTTGAGCACATTAACTTGATGCCACTGCAAAGGCGTTAGATCCTGTGCCTCATCAACAATAAGAACATCAAGCGTGGGTGCCGTGCCTTGCCTCACGAACTCCCGAACCATATCGGTGTAGTCGTGCTTCATGGCATCCTTTTTATACGAGTTGTATGCCTTTGCAATATGCTCGACATTCTCCCAATACAAGCTGTAGTCAGCGCGGTCATTAAACTCTTCTTCAAGAGAGATGCAACGCATAGCAGATCTGGCTATGATTTCCAGATATTTGTTGCCCTCTTTGTTGGACATTGGAACCAAGCCGTCTTCCATTGCTCTCGCCGTGTTGCCATCAAAGACCATGCCCAGATCCCTACCAAGCATATTAAAATCGTAAGCATTCATCAGGTCTTCATGGTTGTAGCCAAGCCAGCGGTGGCCAATAGAATGTAGTGTCCTGAACCACGGAACATCCTTCTCCGTCAGTCCAAGATCTGAGCCAGCCCGAGCCCGAGCCTCTTCGATAGACTTCTTTGAGAAGGACACAAAGCCGATACGGTCAGGGGGCGTGCCTCTTGACAGTTCTTCTTTTATCAAGTTGATCAGGGTGTGGGTCTTGCCACATCCTGGTGGTCCGAATATGAGTGTCTCATTCGTCATCGACTTTGCCTCTGGGACGATTAGCCAGCCACTCTTCGACTTCTGACCGCAGCCATCTTGTTGTGCTGTTCTTGTCTGCATGTGGACCTAACACGACAGGCTTCGGAAAGTGGCCTTCTTTTACCCACATGTATATGGCAGATCGTGAAACACCTAACCATTCCGTCAGGTCCCCGACCTTCAGGTATTGCTCGTTAGAAAGGGATGTCATCTATGTTCTCCTTGTTGCTTGGTAGTTTAACTTCAGTGTCATCAAACTCAGGCACCCACCATACCCGGATGTTGTGCCATTTGCCTGACTCATCTTTTAGTTTGTAATAGCCATTGCATTCGCCCCCATTGTTCAAACGCTTCAGTCGTTCTTGCAACTGAGGTCTATTGAACGCTTGAAAGCC